CTTATGGCTATGCGGCTGATACTAGAAAACATACTCGTCAAACTGCATCAGGCATGGTTCCGGTTAGAGCTCATACTAAATATTACAGAGTAGGATATAAGCCTGTACAAAGCAAGGATGGGGATTGGTACACAGCTAGTGCCAAAAACAACTTTGGATTACGTATGGCGGAATTTAAAATAAGGCGGAATTTTTTACAGAAAGCTTGGGACAAAGTATATAGACAATTACCAACACAAGCACGACAGGATATTCCTAAAGTAATTGAAATAAAAGAATAGGAGGAGAAAAATGGATATAAGTAAAGTAACACCAACACAAGAGTTTATTATAGCTCGACATTCTAAAATGGTAGGAAAAGTATTAGATTTAGTAGAAGCATCGCTACCTGAAGGTAATCAATGTGACAAACTTAAGAAGCTTTTACAAGTTCCTTTGTACGATTTTCGTAACGAAATGATTCAATTAGAGGCTAATGGCCTTTCAGATTCCGAATAGTTATATAATATATAATATAATTGAGTAGGATTTTTCGATTTCATCAGTATAATAAAATAGCGTTAAATATAACGTTATATTTCTTTCCATAATTTAAAGGGTCGGATGGCTAAGACCAACCTTTTATGTTTGATAAGAAGAACAAATTTAATTCATAGGAGGTTTTAAACTATGGCAGATGTAAACGAGAGGCTTGAAAAGCAAATGGAAGGCACAAATCTCGCTCTAGCAGCTGTAGCCGAGGTCCTACAAAAAATGGACGGAAGATTGGCTAAAGAAGAAGCTGACAAAGAGGAAGAAGAGATTGAAAAAGCTGAAGCACTTGCAAAAGCTGAACTTGTGAAGTCTATCGCTGAAGAAGTGAGAGCAGTTCTTAAAGCTACAGAAGGAGACAGCTATGCTGGCTCAGATGCTTCTGGTGACGAAAGAAAAGCTGACGCAACTGGCGGTACACCACAAAGTGCTGACGACTCCGAAAGTGATGCAGGAATAGATGCAAAAATCGAGGAACAGCAAAATACAATTCAAGCCGCATATAACGGCGATGATAAAGACAAAGAGATGGAAAAAGGTGCTCACGAAGATGAGGACAAAGAAGAGAAGGGAATGTACAAGGACGACGACGACGATGCAGCCGACGAACCTGTAGAAGAGAAGGGGATGGATGATGATGACGATGATTCTGACGACATGAAAGCTATGAAGAAAGAACTAGATACTTTGAGAAAACAGATAGCAGAAACAGAAGCTAACATTTCAAAGGCAGTTCAAAATGAATCTGAAGCTAGACTCAGAAAAATGGGATTCAGGGAAGAGACTGGACTACAAGCTCCAAAAGTAGTTAACGGATTAGGTGTTGACGGAATTTCCCCAATACAAAAATCTGCTGCTACGGACACCCCGGCTCAACTTGCAGAACTTTCTTACTCAGAATTAAGAAGAATGCAACATCAAATAGAAACTGGTAACACCGATGGTGTTCCTAGGGAACTATTAGAAGGTTAATAATAAACAAACTACAGGAGATTTAAAAACATGGCAAATCCAAGTTTAAGTGAATATCTTGCTCAGTCTCAACGAGGACTGTATCAGTCTGTATTCGGACCTGAATACTTACAGAAACAATCCTACTTTACAGTTGACTCTGCAACAGGTGTATTCAACACTACATACGGAAGAAAAGTTTGGCAAGCACTAAACAACCAAACTAGATTCTTCAACGCTATCCCTAGAGTGGTCTGGGGAAATACTGCTGGTTGGAGGGTAAGAACTGATAGAGGTTCTGGCCGTTCAAGACCAGTAACTGAAACAGGTTCTATCCCAACAGTTGATATCTCCAACATTGAATCAGTATCTAGTTTACCTAGAATTGTTTCAACTACATTCGGTGCTTCAGTGAAATCAGTGTTCACTGCACAGCTAGAAGGTGGTGTTGGTGATGTTCTAGCATTGGAAAATGAAAATGCTCAGTTAGACCACATAAAAGAAATAAACGAAGAATTGAATGCAGGTTCAGCTTACTTAGCTTCAGCCGGTTCAACAACTTCATTCACAGTTCCAGCATCTATTGCTAAGAACTTCAAAATTGGTGACGCAGTTGGACAGTATGACAACTCAGCAACAGGATTCGACAGAACTTCAGGTTCAGTTGTTTCCGCAGTAAACACCTCATCAGGTGCTGTAACAGTTGCTACTGGTACAACATTCGCTGACTCTGACGTAGCTTTCATTCATTCAAGAGCAGGTATGACATCTATTGATGACATTGTTGCTGAAGATGCAGCTGCTGTTGGTGGACAATCATCAAGAGTAAGAGCATATGACTTGACACTAGGTGGTAGAACATCAGGTGCATGGAATGCTGGTGCTTCTGTTTCTTATAACTCAGGAACAGGAAGAGCACTAAGTCTAAACTTATTAGACACTGCAATTCAAAAAATAAGAGAGAATGGTGGAGAACCAAAACTAATCCTTTTGGGACACGACCAATACTTCAACTTAGAAAGATTGCTTAACTCAAACCAAAGATACTTAGGACAGGAAGAGTACCAAGTTGGTGTAGGTTCTGAAAGAACTTTCCCGGGTACAAGAACTGGACTAGTACTTGCTACATACCAAGGTATCCCAATTATCCCAGATGCTGACGTTGCTAAATCTGTATCATCCGCTGATGCAGTTCTAGGTTCAAACGTTTACGTTTTGGATACTGACTATCTAGAAATTGCGATTGCACAACCAACGCAATATGTAGAGAACAGAGATTACTTTGCAGCAAACGCACTAGTTGTTAGAGGATTACTCTACACTATGGGTGAGATGCGATGTAAGAACATTTGGACACAAGCAAAAATTGCTGACCTAAACTCTTAAGTTTAGTTCAATACTTGCGGGGGGACTTCGGTCCCCCTGCTTATTTATAAAAACTAGTGTATTTTGTGAGGACTGACAAGTGGCCGATAAGGACACACAAGTGAATTTAGCTGTTTATATGGAACGATTAGATTCTTATATTTCAAGTCAAACCGCCCTAACCGAAAAACTTTCTGACAACATAGAGAAAGTTGAAACTAAAGTCGATGATATCTCTCAATGGCGGAGCAAAATGTACGGAATGAAAAGTATTCTTGTAGCATTAGGAGTGCTGGTTGTACATACAACAGCTGTTATGGGTAGCTTTGTGGCTATCATAAATTTCAATAAATAGGAGAAAATATAAATGGCTAACGAAAGACACACAGATTATAGAGGATGGGATGTAGATAGTTCGACCAGACAGTCAGTCCATCCTGCTAATAGATATGTAGCAATATCAAATGCGGCTAGTACAACTGCTGAAGATGTATATTCAATAGTAGTAAATGGTGGGGAAATCGCAACAAACTTAGTTTTGAATCCGGGCGTAGAAGGAAGTACAGTTGATGAATTTGTAGCAACTGGTTCAGCTAGGTCTAGAAGTACTGCACAAGCTGCCGAAGGTAGTGCCTCCTTACTAATAAACCCAGATAATTCTGCTGCTGGTGAAGGGTTCTACTGGGAATCAGAGTTAGTATCTAGAAGTGTAAACACACAATATCTATCAGTTCAATTAGAAGTTCGTGGAGCTTCAGCTTCAGGAGCAGTTACATTAACCTTAAGGGACTCTGGGGGAACAACACTACATGGAACATCTGGTAGTCATAACCTAACTACAGGTTTTGTAAAACTATCAGCTACTTATGCTATCCCAGCAAACACAGATGCTGCTAAATACAGATTGTATTTAGTAACAACTGCACAACACAATATAGACTTCTATGCAGACAAAATTATGTTTGAAATTAGAGAAGACACTACTGCAGTTTCTACATATGTAGATGGGAACCAAACCGGTGGCGAGGGGCCTTTGTATGAATGGACAGGTGTAGCAAATGCATCTTCTTCTATAAAGAAACCTTCCCTAACAAAAATCAAGGGGTTTCAATTTACTAACAGGTCTGGTACAGCCGCAGATATTATTTACCTAGCGTTTGACCAAACAGCAACTTCAGCTAATGGTATCCCTATTTATGGTGGAGACTCATTTAATTGTGAGGTTCCATTAGACTTTAGAGGAAAGATTTCAATGATAGCAGCCCAAAATACTCCAACACTTACTGGTGTAATCTGGGGAGTAGCTGAATAAAATGACAACTCAAACTATTAAAACAATGGCCGGAGACATACCAAGTCCTTCAAATTGGGCTAACGATGGTTTTGCTGCTGACGATTGTGGTTGCGACGAAACTCCTAGCGTGGGGTTTTTAGAAAAAGCAATCATGGATGGTGGTGAAACGGTTGATGGAAGAGTTTCGATAAAAGATATTACCAAAGCTTTAGATGAGTATGAAAGATTACATAAAGCAGGAATAGCTTCTCCCGCTGAATTACTAACATTATCTAGAGCGTTCCCTGAAAACAGACAATACACTCAAGCTTTAAAGAAAGAGAAGATTTCTGATGATGACAAACTAGTTATTGGTGGACCAGCATCTATTGAATTAGTTGATAGAGAAGGACATTTGATAACTACAAATGCTTTGGATAAGGCTTTTGATAAATACATGGCAAACTTTAGAACTAGAAATGCTATGGTATTACACTCTGACGTTCAAGTAGGATGGGCATTACCAGCTTATATAAGTAAAAGTGGTCAGATATTTAAGTCTGGTGTAAATGGTAATGGTTTATTCTTCATAACTGAGTTACGTAATGACACAAACATATCTAAAAAGGTAGCAGAACAAATACATAGCGGTAAATTAAAAAGCTATAGTATTGCGGGAAGTGCTCTAAAAACTCAAAATATTCAAAAAGGTCTCCAAGATGTTATGCAAGTTGATGAATTAGAGCTTGCCGAGGTTACTGTTTGTGAAAAGGGAGTAAACCAAGCTGCATCTTTTGAGATAATAAAGTCAGAAAATGCCGCTACTTCATCTTGTATAGATGGTAGTTGTCTTATAACAAAAGAACATAAACACGAAGAACCTAAAAGGGAGGTGGAGATAATGTTTAAATCGGATGGGGATATTGATTTTACTCAATCATTTATGAATTTTATGCAAAAAGAAATGCCAGAGTCTGGTATTGAGGCCTTTCCTCTTTTGTACAGTACACAAGCTAGACAAGAAGAACACCACAGACTTTTAGATAAGTATGGATTTCCGGGAGAGTTGGAACCAGAGTATGCTAGAAATACTCCAGTTATAGAAGACGACCCATCTCCTAATGGTAGTTCGTACGTCCCGTGGGCAGTAAATGAAGCTGGGAATAATCTTGGTCTAAGGTTTTATGAGGATGCTTTAACTACACCTCAGATAGGTGGTCATAAAAAAAGAGGAGTTGTAGAGGGTGGAAACTCTTACGAAACTCCAGTATCTCAAAGAAATACCACAGATGGTTTTAATAGACTACTATCTACTTTAGCTAATAGAAAAACAAAAAAAGCTATTACAGGACAATACAATGAAATGCCTGTAAGACTTTCTAAATCAGATGATTTTTTCAATTGGATGTCTCGAGAGAATAATCATATATACAAGGAATCCTGTGGCTGCGAATCATGTTTTCAGAAATCTGCTGATTACAAAGGTACAGTTCAGAGACCTACAAATTTTTTAGATTAGAGGCTGTAGATAACCCATTCGCAGTTGCTACAGCCCAAGCCAAAAAACTTGGATATAAAAACTTCAAGGAAGGCAGTCCCGGTGAAAAGAAAAGGGACGAAATCGCTGAGGCGGTAAAACGGAAATAATAAAACAATTAGTATAATAAATAGATAGAAAATCTATCTAAATATTTTAGGAGGAAACTAAATATGGCATTATCAATAACAACACCAAGTGGTGCTCACACAGGGCCTGCTGTTTCTGGGGGAACACCCAGTAAGTTCACCATCAAAAGAATACAGTTTGATGACTCTTACCCAACAGGTGGGGAATCTCTAACTGCAGGAGACCTTGGTTTTACTGACATACACGCTGTTATGATTGACACAGAAACTTCTGGGTATGTAGCTCAATACGACTACAGCAACAGTAAAGTTGAAGTGTACGAAGCTGGAGCTGATGGTGCTGCACTAGACGAAGTAGCTAACACTACTGACTTATCTGCAGTTTACATTAGAGTTGTAGCATACGGACTAGCTTAATAACAAAGGAGAATAATAATGTTTGGCAAATTAAGGCCACAGATATTTTTAGCAATTGTTGTATTAGGAATACTTTCATCTATTGGTGTTGTATACGAATACAATGAAATTGCCACTGGATGTGTTGGAGGCATCATAGCCCTTGGCATGAAAGTGTTGGAGAGTGAGTAATGGTAATGGACAACTCATGTTGCGTAATAGACGAAGTTTGCTCTTGTGAGCCCTTCGCCTGTTTCTGCGAGTGTGGTTGTGATGGCTGTTTAGAGGAAGTAGATATGTTAGCAGGCTGTCCTTGTGGCGGTAACTGCGGGTGTTCTTAGGAGGTAACTATGAACCCAATGAAAATAATAAGTCTTGGAATGACTTTCTATAATCTAAATAAAGGGTTGGCTGATGATGGTAAAAAGATTGTAGATGAAGGAATGGATATTATACAAGCAATTAGTATTGCCTTAAAAGATGGCAAGATAACTAATTCAGAGAAACATACCATAACAAAAGAGATAAAAGAGTTCTCTAAGGTTTCTATAAAAGCTATAGAAAAAATAACAATACCAGAATCAGACTAAAAGAATTATGACAAATTACTGGAGGTGGACAGCCCTTATTACATATGTGGTTATCTGCCTCTTTGATTTTGTGATAGTTCCATCTTACATTGGTTTAACTAGACCAAACCCAGCCAGCTATTTAGAAAAGCTTTCAGAGCTAGATGACACAATGGTACGACTAGAGTATCTAAAGATAGCTTCTCAAGGTGTCAATCGACACGAACCATTTACTCTAACCAACGGAGGTATATTTCACATTAGCTTTGGTGCTTTGCTGACTGGCTCGGTGTTTGGAATGCGAACGGAGAATAAAAAATAATGAGTATAATTAAACAATGGTTCCCAATTCCACTAATATTATTTGGTGGCATCATGGCAGACTTATCTCGCCATGGATTGGGGGAAGACATAATGACTGTCCAGATAGTATCTTGGACATCAGTAGTTATAGGTGTTATTGGGTTAGCACGTATAGTTTGGTATAAAGTAAAAAAGTAGTAGGGGAAGAACATGAGTACGAGTTTATCAGATATTAAGTTACCAGTAGGAATTATTGGTATAATAATAGCACAGGCTTTTGGAATAATATGGTATGTCGCTCAACTAGATAGTACTGTAAAAGAGTCTGAAAAGAACATAGCAGAGCTTCATGCTCAACACATGGAAGCAACTAGACGAGTTGCCGAGCTAACTGAAAAGTTAGAAAAGAATGTAGCAGAGTTGGAGAAGAAGGACGCTCTTATTGATAATGAGATGCGAACTATAATGTCCGACCATAGTGGGTTTAATGATGTTCTAAAGACCATTGGAATCAGTGGTTATGGTGACACTAGAACTTATGGTGGGTACGACAACTATAAATAGCCCTCGCACCCATTACTATTATAGTCAAAGACGGAAAATATTACAGAGGAATTAGAGGTTATATAGTGAAGAAATTTGGTTCAATTGCATTTATTATAAGTGCTTTACATTTTATAGAAGACGCTGCGTTAGTGGCACTAGGTAGATATACAGAGGTTAATTATCTCATACTACTTATAGGAACAATTTTATTTGGAATCATATTAGCTTGGATAGCTAGGATGCCAAAAGTAAAACAATGGTTGGGAACGGATTAATGGATAATTTAGATATTGCAATAAATATATTTTCAGATATTATAACTAAAGGACCAGTTAAAAGACGGGACCCAAAGAAGTGGTCACGAATAAAATCTGCTGTGAAAGCTGGAAGCAAGGGCGGGAAGCCCGGCCAATGGTCAGCTCGGAAGGCTCAACTAGCTGTGCAGAGATATAAGAAATCTGGTGGCGGGTACAAAGGGAAGAAATCAGGTAAGTCTTCTTTATCTCGATGGACCAAACAGAAATGGGGAACCAAGTCTGGGAAGCCAAGTAGGAAGAC